ACCACGTTGAACGCCTTGATCACCAGCCAGCCGCCCCCCGCGCCGCCGCCGCCACCGACCCCTGCGCCACCGCCGCCACCACCACCGCCACCGCCGGACGACACGCTCATCTGCTGCGCGCTGAACGTGCGTGCGGTGATCGCCTGCTCCTTGGCCATCCAGTTGCCGCCGGTCCCGTTGGCCGTCGAGGTGATCACGATCGCGCCGCCGCCGCCGCCGTTGGCGAGGCTCGCGCCGCCGCCGCCGCCGTGGCCGGTGCCGCCGTTGCCGCCGGGCGTCGGCGTGGTTGGATCGCCCGTTCCACCGGGGACAGACGTCGTCGAGAATCCGAGTGGGCCCTGCCCGCTACCCGATCCGGAGGTCCCGTTGGTGTTCGCGGCGCCGCCATTGCCGCCGGAGTTCCCGGCCGGCAGCTGGCCGGTCGCGGCGTTGAGCTGGCCGGCGGTCTGGCCGGTCGCCGATGCGCCATCGACGCTGATCTTCCCGATCCCGACGAACGTCAGGTTCCCGCGCGCCGACGGGATGTAGGTGTGTTGATTGACCGTGATCCCGTTGTTGATGGTGGCGTTCTGGAAGTACGTGTCGCGCGCCGCGGTGTAGGTCGAACCGCCCAGGCTGTACCCGGTAACCGCGGTCGAGCCGTCGAACGTCACCGACCCATCGCTCGCCGGCCCGAAGTCGCCGGCCCCGGTGATGCCGAGCACCGTGATCGCGCCCGCCTGCGACAGGGACACCGTCGCCACGCTGCCCCCGGCGTCGACCGCCTGGAGGCCGCTGGTGAAGTTCGCCGTGCTGTGCGGGTTGTTGGCGATCCCGGACCCTGCGGACTGGACGGTGATCCCGCCCGGGATGGTCACGGTGCCGACACCGGCGACGTCGGTCACCGTCACGCCAGCACCCACGTAGTTCACGGTGCTGTGCGGGTTGCCGGTGACCGGCGACCCCTCGTCCTGCAGCGTGATCCCGCCCGGTACGCTGAGCGTCGCCACGCCGGCGACGTCGGTCATCGTCGCGCCCGCGCCCACCACGTTGATCGTGGTGTGCGGGTTGTTCGCGATCGGCGTGCCCTCGTCCTGCACCGTGATCCCGGCGATCCCGCCCGGGATGGTCACGGTGCCCACGCCGGCGACGTCCGTCACGGTCACGCCCGCGCCGACGTAGTTGAGCGTGGCGTGCGGGTTGCCGGTGACCGGCGACCCTTCGTCCTGCAGCGTGATCCCGCCCGGTACGCTGAGCGTCGCGACGCCGGCGACGTCCGTCACCGCCGCGCCCGCACCCACCACGTTGAGCGTGGTGTGCGGGTTGTTGGCGATCGGCGTCCCCTCGTCCTGCACCGTGATCCCGCCGGCGCCCGCGCCCGGAACGTTGATCGTCGCCACGCCGGCGACGTCGGTGACCGTCACGCCCGCGCCGGTGAAGTCCAGCGTGGTGTGGGGATTGTTGGCGATCGGCGTGCCCTCGTCCTCGATCACCACGCCCGTCCCACCGCCGCCGGCGTTCGGCGATCCCGGCACGAACGGCTGCGGCGTCAGGTGATCGGACATGTTGCCGTCGCCGTACGGGACGCCAAGCATCCGGATCACGGGCGCGATCGCCATCACCAGCGCCTGGCAAGCGCCGGTGCTGTTCGCGGTGTTCTTGATCGTGAGCTGGGTCGTCGTCGCCGAGACGATCTCGAACGTGTCCTGGTACTGCAGCCAGACGATGTCCGGCTTGTACGGGTTGCCGGCGAGCTGGATGCCGTGGGCGATCGTCTGATTCGCGCCGATCGCGATGCCGCTGAAGCTCAGAACGTTGAATACGCGGTCGGACACGGGGCTATCCCCCCGTCTGCGTCAACCCCTTGCGAAAGAGCGCCGGGAACACGGCCTTCCAGGCAAAGCCCAGAACCGGGATCGCGACGGTCGCGGCGATCTGCATCCATTTTTGGAGCTCCGCCGTCTTCATGGTGTCCACGCCCGCTCTCAGCTGGGCGATCACTTCTGCCTGCCACTTCAGGGTCGGATCGCTCAGCGTGGTGTCCGGTGGCGGATCATCCCCCAGCGACCCCAGCATCAGGTTCGGCATCCGCCGCGGCACGCGCGGCGAGAAGCTGGTCGTCGTGCCGCCAAGGGCGGCACGGCGCGGCCGGTGTTTCATGAGGTACATTCGGATGACTCCTCAGTTCGAGGACGCGAACACGCCCAGGCCGTCCCCGTACTCGTTCCCGCCGCCGATCGCATCGTTGATGATGTCGTCGTCGGACATCTGCTCGGTCTGCTGCGCCGGTCCGCTGGTCGCGGGCCCGACCTTGCCGTTGGTCTGCCGCTGCGCGGGCGGGACCTCGGCGTACCGGCCCGGGTCGAAGGCATCGTTGTAGGTGTACTCGTTCGGGTCGAGGTTGACCGGGTGGAGCTCGGCGAGCTGCGAGGTCGCCGCGGCGACCTGCTTCGCCTGCTCGACCTGCAGGGTCGGATCGGCCAGCATCCAGCCGAGCTGCGGCAGGTACAGCTGGACCAGCGACTGGATCGCCGCGATCGCCGACCCGACCACGATCGGGGTGTGGTGCTTCTCGAGGAACTTGACCCGGTGGATCAGGAGCCAGGCCGCCAGGAACGAGCCGCCGGCGGCGATCGCGCCGATGTGCTTGCCCCAGGAGGGCTTCCGGCGCGCTACCTGGGTGGCCGCCACGTAGCTCAGAAGCCGGGTAGCGCCGAACCCGGCGAACCCGGGCACGACGAACTCCATCAGGTCGGTGATCAGCGGAGGGTTGCTCCGGGCCGGGTTGCGCGCGTACCTGCGATGAATCCGAGATCGTGTGCGGGCCATCCTGTTATCTCCAGGCGCCCGGACTGCGCCACATGCAACAGGTTAGCCACATCGCGAAGAGTTCCGCAAGGTCCTCGGATCGCGGGTCGTCGGGTCTCAGGTTTCCCTGAGCAGGGGGGAGTCGGGTCTCAGGTCTCTTGAAGATGCGCCGTGAGCTGTCTCGGACGGACCGAGCTGGTCCCGATTGGGTCTCGTGGTCGGCCACGAGCTGTGGTCTCGGGTCAGAACACCGAGCTGGCGACTGGGTCTCGGGTCAGAACACCGAGCTGTAGACGAGGTAGCCGATCACGAACACGAAGAACACGATGACGTCGCACGCCGCCTGGGCGCGGCGTTCTTCCCTCCGGTGGAGCTCGACGATGTGCTCGAGGTCGTTCATGATCACTTCCGCGCGCGCTTGGCGACGTCGCGCGCGCGCTTCCTGCGCTGCTGGCGCGTCTCAGGCAGCGGCAGCACCACGCGCTTGATCTCGACCTCCTGCCGCGGCGGCTGGCGCGGTGGAGCCGGCGCGGCCGCCGCTGGCTGGGCCGGCAGCGTAGGCATGTGCACGCCGGCCACGGCGAGCATCGCGGCCAGCTTCAAACGCGTCGATGTCCTGTCGTTCATCGCTTGTACCCCGCCCGGACGATCTCGATGGCCGTCTGGAGCTCGGCGATCAGGCGCTCGGCGCCTTCCACGCTGCAGGAGAAGCCGCCGAGACTTGGGATGTACCCCAGAAGCAGCGGTGACACCGCCGGAGATCCGACCATGATCGCACCGTGCTCTGGATAGTTCGACGTCATGTCCTTGATCGCGATGACCGACAGCACACCCTCGTTCTCCCCTCCGTCGCCGTAGTACCCGCGGATGTGCACGTTCGAACGGGGTAGCAACACCTCGCTCAGCTTGGTGAGGTCCACTCTCATCTTCTGGTCGCTCATTCGGTCTTCTCCATGGACAGCGGAGTGGTCGCCGGCGCGCACATCCACACGTTGTCACCTTCGCTGATGCACGTGTAGACGTGGCCTGCCGAGATGCAGGTTTGGCGGTACGTGACGGGAACGGCGTACCCGGTGCGATCACGGCTGCAGACGGCTGCCGCGCGATCCATCCCGACGTATCGACCGCCGCGGAAGTGCGGCTTGCAGCACGAGAGCAGCAGGAGGAACAGAACGAACGCGCTCACCTTCATGGCTCATCCTTGTCCGTCGGAGCTCGGCGGTTGTATTCGATCGCGCCGCGCAATGGGTCCGATGCATCGGTCCGGATCCACCGACCGATTTCGTCGGTCACGACACCTCGGCTCGCGATCACGTTCTCGATGCGGCAGACCGCCTCCATCCGCGGCGTGTTGCCGTAGATGTTCTTCGACGGATCGCCGCCGCAAATGGCCACGTACCTGTTGATCTCTTCCCACAGCGCGACGCGATCGACCGCGACGGTCGCGCCGCACGAGCACGTCCCGTCCGACGGGTGACGGCAGTCAGATTTGTTGCTCACGGTCATTCTCCTCGTCCCATACGCAAACGCACCGACAGAACATGCGCTGATCCTTCCCGTCGCCGAAAAACACGCCGAGCGTGCAACTCAGGAACATCGCGCGAAACCCGCCGAACGGCAGGGTGTACAGCCGCGTCCGGTTCTGCGGAGCGAAGTACGAGGCGAGGTTCACGGCACCATCACTCATGGTTGGTACCGCTCCTCCGGAGCTCCGGGCCGGCAGTGCACGCACTCCGCGCACATGTAGTGCCCATCCGTGTCGCAGTCTCCGGCCGGCTCGCCCGGCTCAAACGCGCGCGATGGACACGGAAAGTCGGAATCGCGCTCCGGGCGGTCGAGTCCGACGGCAGACCTCACTAGCTCGCGAGCGGTCGGCACATGATTCGCCCCGAGGTTCACGGCACCATCACCGCCGAGCACGACAGCGGCCCGAAGTCGTTCTGGGTGTACTCCACCAGGCCGGCCGAGCCGCCGCACGCCAGCACGCCGCGCCCTCGAGCCAGGTTGCCGATGATGTGAGTGGTCTCGATCGCCGCCGGCGCGCCCGCGAGGCGCACCGCGACGTCGAGCGGTCCGCTGAACCAGGTCGACTTCACGACCACGCCGGTCACCGGGGCCACGGTCCCGCGCACGTAGACACCGGCGAGGTCGGGCCCGGCGGGTGCGGCCCACGCGAACAGCGAGCGGTCGACCACGAGGTCACTGACCGACTCGGCGTAGATGCCGCTGCCGTGCGTGGCCTGGATCAGCGTGGCGTTTTCCACCGTCACCCCGTCGCACAGGGCGCCCGGCCTCGAGATGAGGCGCACGATCGGACCATCCGCGCCGCGGCGCTCGACCACGAGGTTGCGGAGGTCGAGCCCGTCGCACCTGTTCCCGACCTCGAGCACGCCGCCAGCTCCGCGCATGGTCGCGAACAGCGCGGTGTCGTACACCTCCGCACCCGAGGTCCGGTACAGGTAGAACCCGCGGGTTCCGGTGTTGCCGTGTATCCGGATCCCCTCGTAGGGGCCCGACCCGGGCGGCCCGGAGAGCGCGATGTCGTAGTCGCTCGGGAATGCCGCCCCATCCAGCTCGGCTCCGTGGAACACGTTCCCGGTGATGTCGGCGCCGACGTTCTCGTGCGGCGCGCTGCCGCCGGTCGCCTCGCCGTGGATCGGCTGGTCACACCAGAACTCGTTGTTCCGGATCACCAGGCCGTGCACGCCGCGCTGCGGCTGGATCCCGGACCTCGCGCACTGCTTGAACACGTTGTCCTCGATCGTCACGCCGTAGATCCCGGTGCCCGGCGAGCCGTCCGCCCCGGGCGCCGTGTTCCCGAGCAGGCGAATGCAGTCGCCCTTGCGCTCTCCGGCGCGCTTGGGATGGACGCACACGGTTCGCCGATACGAGAGGTTGGTGATCGGCCGGCAGTGGTTGAGCTGGCACGCGCCGGTGGTCCCCATCGCGTGGGTCTGCTCGCTGGTGTCGAACGCGGCGGAGGTGTCGATCGTCAGGTCCTGCACCCCGCCGCTCGAATCCGGGTCATGGGACAGCACCACGATGTCGCCCTGGTCCTGGTCGCCGGCCAGGCGAACGACCGTCCCGGGACCGACACCGGCGAACATCACCGCGCCGCCGTGCACGCTCACGCACGCGGCCCGGTTGTAGCTGCCGATCGGGGCCCGCGAGCAGTCCCAGGTACCGGCCCCCAAGCACACGCGCTGCATCCCGGAGGTCAACGAGGCCAGCGCGGCCGCGTCCGCCGCCGCCTGGATCGCCTGCCGATCGCTGACCCCGTCGTTCGGGATCGCCCCGTAGGTCACGGGGTCGAAGCAGGCATCGCCGATCGCGCTCGTGGTCGACACGCTGTGGCCGGCCGGCGTACACGCGCAGACCGCAGAGATGATCATGATGGTCCGATTCATGTCATCCATCTTACGATCATGTTCCATGGTGTGGCTCCACAGCCCGACCACAACGAGCGCAGAGATCGCGGGAAGGGCCACCTCGGATAGGAGGCGGTCCAGCCAGCTGTTCACGGACGTCTCGACCTGCTTCTTCATCATCATCTCCTGGTGTCCTATTGGAGTACCGGTCTCAGCTACCTGAGCTTCATCATCATCGGCCGCCGAGGTAGCACGAGAATCACCCGCCACACGTGCAACGCGGCCACAGCGGTAAATCTCGCCACATGCGAACGAACATCGTCCAGTGCTGATCGGTGGTCTGGGGCTTCATTTGCACTAGTCTCGATTCGGCGTGGCGGTCCACTGCCGGCCATCGAGCATGGGCAGGTGCACGACCTTCTTGCCGTCGTGCCACTGCTTGAAGTGGAACTTCATATTGCACGCAAGCGCGGCGACCTGCGCGTCTTTCACCCACTCGTACTCGGCCGTCCGGATCTTGCTCTTGAGCGCGTTCTCGTGGCCGACGATCATCCACTCCATCCCGTCATCCTCGGGGTTGTCGCTGCGCAGCGCCGCGATCCACTCCTCGGTGGTGATGTGCTCGAGGAGCGGTTCCACGCTCACGAACCTGTGGGCGGCCGGCACCCGGCGGAGCTCGCGGATCCGCCACAGCGACGACCGAGCACCGCAGGTCGTCCCGAGCCAGATGTTGGACGGCGGCAAGTCGAACTGCCACGGCAACATCTCCGCCAGGTTCTCGGGCCGCTTGGTCAGGAGCAGGAAGTCCAGGCAGTCGAGCTGCTTGGCGACCTCGAAGAAGCGCGAGCGCGCGGCGTCCATCTCCGCCATCACGACCGGATCCGGGTGGATCTCGCCGATATCAGACATCGACGAGACGAACACGCTCCGGCGCTCGCACGCCAGGAGCGCGTCGTGGTTCCACTTCTCCAGCTTCGCCCAATACTTCTCGCCGAAGAACCTCCGAGGCGATCCGTACCCCCAGTGGTTGCCGCCGAGGCGCTTGTCGAAGGCCTCGGCGTAGCAGTTGTCGCACTCCGGAGCGGTCGTCAAGCTCGGACCCATGAGACGGTCCGCGTGAGCGCATCCCCACCACAGGTTGAACGTGTGGTCGCACCAACTGATAGCGGTCTTCTCTCCCATGGCTACCTCCCCCAAGCCGTCCACCGCGTCAGCGATGCGAACGCCTTGGTGAATCGTTCCGCCGACGGCCCGAAGTACATGATCACCGGATCGAACCGGCAGGTGTTGTCGCCGAGGTCCGTGCTTCCCGGCACGATGAAGGCGAACTTCTTCAGGGCCAGGATGCGCGGGTTCCGCTCTGGTTTCATGCACGCGTCCGCCCACCACTGCGTGGACGTCGACATCGGCGACAGCCTGACCAGCTCCGCGACGTTGCCACACGCCATCTCCGCGATCGCCTTCGCGGTCCATGCCTCGCCGCGAGAGTACGGGAAGTTCTCGTACACGGTACGCCGCCCCGGCCTGTTGTCGGGCAGGCACCACGGCAGGACCAGACCGCCACGGAAGTACGCCAGACGAGCACGGACGATTGACCGCGTGTTCGAGCACGGGTCAACGTCCACCGGGCCCTGAAAGAGCTCCTCCAGCGGATCGGCGATCAACGGAGGGGTGCACCACTGGTCAGACTCGACATCGTCGCTCACTTTCCAGT